CCTCATATAGCCCACATGAGAGGGAAATGAGAAAGAATGGTAGACCTTCTATCGGTTCTGGACTGATATTCCCCCTTGGGGAAGAGAAAATAATGGTAGATCCACTGAATATAGAGGATCATTGGCCCAGGATAGCAGCAATAGATTTCGGTTGGGACCATCCTACTGCTGTTGTGTGGTGTGCTTTGGATACTGAGGAAGAGATATTCTATATATATGACTGCTATAGGGCATCAAAAGCCAGTCCCTCTGTCCACTCTACGGTAATAAGATCAAGGCCACATTTCATTCCTATAGCCTACCCACATGATGGAAATAGGCGTGATTCTATGGGTAACCCAGGTCTGGCAGACCAATATAGGAACTTAGGATGTAACTTTTTACTAGAACACTTCACTAATCCACCTGCTTTGGGTAACAATAAGGGTTCTAATTCAATAGAAGAGGGCTTAATGGCTATGTTACAGGCCATAGAAGCTGATAAATTCAAGGTATTCTCAACACTTTCTGATTGGTTTGAGGAGTTCAGGATGTATCATAGGAAGGATAATAAGGTGGTTCCTCTCAGGGACGATCTAATGTCAGCAACAAGGTACGCTTTTCAATCGCAGAGGTATGCGGTTACAGGAAAGGACCCAGCATGGACACAGGATGTTGAATATAGGGACTATGGAATTATTTAATGGCAAAAGAAAAAATCACTGAAGACGAATTAGTAGCCAGGATTAAAAGTGAGGTTACTGATTCTCTTGGATATGGCGATACTATTTCTCAGCATAGGGAAAAGGCTATGGAGTATTATTATAGCCAGCCCTTTGGCAATGAGGTTGAGGGTCGAAGCCAATACGTAGATTCTACAGTTCAGGATACTATTGAATGGATAAAACCCTCTCTAATGAGGGTGTTTGCATCTGGTGATGAGATGGTTAAGTTTAATCCTCATGGTCCGGAAGATGTTGCAATGGCTGAACAGGCTACTGATTATGTTAATTATGTATTCGCGAAGGATAACTCTGGATGGGAGATACTTTACTCATGGTTTACAGATGCTCTCTTATCTAAGAATGGTATTGTAAAGGTATGGTGGGATGAGTACGAAGATTATAAAAGAGAAGAATATCATAGACTTACAGATATAGAACTGTCAGCCCTAGTAGAAAATCCAGCAGTAGAAGTGCTGGAGCATTCAGAATATTCTGAAGGTGAGGGCTTTGAGGTTGAAGAGATACTTCACGATGTGGTTATTAAGAGAACCCACGGTTCTGGTAAAGTAAAAATTGAGAATGTTCCACCATCTGAATTTCTTATCAGCCGAGAAGCAAAGGATATTCAAAACGCGAGATTCGTATGCCATAGAGTACAAAAGACTTTATCTGAATTACGAGAGATGTATCCCGAAGAAGATATTGGGCCGGAAGAGTTGGGTGCGGGAGAGGATGATGATTTTTCACTTTTCAGTGAGAGGCAGGCAAGATTTGACTTTGACGATACTACTAATTTTGGTCTTGGCGAGGTTGATACGGAAGAGGCTTTAAGAAAATATTGGCTACATGAATCTTTTCTTCAAACTGATTATAATGGTGATGGGATTGTTGAACTCAGGAAGGTATGTACGGTAGGAGACTATGTTCTAGCTAATGACGAAATAGATTCTGTTCCTTTTGTTTCTATTACTCCTATAAAGATTCCGCATAAGTTCTTTGGTTTATCCATAGCAGATTTAGTTATGGATCTTCAATTATATAAATCTGTTTTGATGCGAAACCTTTTGGATAATATGTATAACCAGAACTTCGGTAGGTATGCGGTTCTAGAGGGTCAGGCCAACCTAGATGACCTATTGACACAAAGACCAGGCGGTGTGGTTAGAGTCAAGTCACCTAATGCGGTGATGCCTCTTACGACTCCCCCATTAGAGCCTTATTCATTCCAGATGCTTGAATACTTGGATGGAGTAAGGGAGTCCAGGGCTGGTGTGTCTAAGATGTCTCAGGGTATGAATGATAATGCCTTGACATCCCATACCACGGCTACTGCTGTCAACGCCGTTATGACAGCCGCACAGAGTCGCGTAGAACTTATTGCTAGGAACTTTGCAGAGACGGGCGTGAAGGATTTAATGCGAACGATTTATGAATTGCTCTTAAAGAACCAGGATAAGGAAAGAGTAATTATGTTACGCAATGAATGGATTCCGGTTAGGCCTGACGCTTGGAGTGATAAGTATGATTGCACTGTATCAGTTGCCTTGGGTCAAGGCAATAAAGATCAGCAGATGATGCACCTATCACAGATGTTACAGTTTGCTTCTGAATCTATGAAGGGTGGATTACCAATTGTAAATGTACAGAATATGTATAATCTTGGGGCTTCATTGGTTAAAGCAATGGGATTCCAGAATGTAGACGACTTCTTAACTGATCCTTCCCAGGCTCCACCACAGCAACCGAATCAGCAGCAGCAGATGCAGGCACAGATGGCTCAACAGAAGATGCAGATTGAGGCCAAGGAGCTTGAGATAAAGGCTTTTGAAGTTCAGATAAAAGCCCAAAAGGTTCAGCAAGAGGCTCAAGAGGCTGCGGTAGATGCACACCTGAAGATGGAAGAGTTGAAGTTAGAGCGTGAACAAAAAAGAGCGGTAGCAATAGGAGCAACATGAGCGACGATCATAGGGAAGAAAGGGCGAAAAACCTTTTACAAAATGAGTTGTTCAATGAAGCATTTGATGTACTAAGAAAAGATTTAATGGATCGTTGGGAAGCCAGTGGTTCTTCAGAATTGGAAGCCAGGGAATCAATCTGGCTTGCGATGCGACTGCTTGACAAGATTTATGGTCATGTATCGTCCATAGTTGAAACTGGACACATGAATAAGATCATGGATGAGCAACACCCATTTATCTGAAAGAGGATTTAATTATGGCGGATAAGCAAGTAGCCCCGCAAGAAGCACAATCGCAACCCGGAAGTATACGGGAGGCACAAGAGGCGCTACTCGGTCTAATGGAACCTGAAAAGGAGACTCCAGAAACTGAGGAAGCCACACCTACTGAAGAGGAAGAGTCTACTGAGGAAACTCAAGACGAATCATTGGAAGAGGAATCTGAAGAGGAAACCGAAGAAGAGGAGTCTGATGACGAATCTGAAGAGGAAGAATCTGAAGAGTCTGACGAAGAAGACGAAGAGGCACTTTACGCTGTCAAAATAGATGGCGAAGAACACGAAGTATCCCTTGACGAGCTTATGAAAGGTTATTCACGCCAGTCAGATTATACCCGAAAGACCCAAAAATTGTCAGAGGACTTCAATAATCTTACCGAACTGGAAACCCAGTGGAAGCAAGAGATGGAAGCGACTCAGCAAGAAAGGGCGCAGTACACGAATGCTCTGGAGAATGTGATTAATGCTTCTCTAAAGAATCTCAATAAATTTGATGTCGATTGGGATGATCTAAAGCAAAACGATAGAGAAGAATACCTGTTGAAACGCGATGAGTATAGAGAGGCGCAAGATAATATACAACGACAGCAACGTGAATATCAAGTCTTGCAGCAGAAGCAACAGCAGGAAATGGCACAGCAGTTTCAAGCGGCAAAACAAGAAGAGTTTGGCAAACTTGTAGATAAACTTCCCGATTGGGGAGATGACAAAAAAAGAGCTGAACTTGGAAATTCTGTCAGGGAATATGCTTTGTCACAAGGATACTCTAAAGAAGAGATTGGTTCCTTAGTAGATCACCGCTCCGTACTCGTACTTCTAAAAGCCAAACAGTTTGATGACCTTAATAAATCTGACGTTAAATCTAAAAAACTGAAGAATAAGCCCAAGGTTGTTAGGTCTGGAAAAGGAAAAGAAAAGAGAGAGAATTCAAAATCAAAACGTACTGCAAAAATGAAACGTCTTCGGAGTTCAGGCCATGTCGATGACGCGGTCTCTATTTTGGAAGATTTATTTAATTCCCAATAAGGAGAATAACAAATGGCAATTGCTACAAATGCGTCACTGACCTACTCGTCAGTTGCGATCCGCGAACAATTGTCAGACGTAATTTACAATATCGCTCCTATGGATACCCCCTTCATGTCGGGATGTTCTAAACAGACTGTAGATAATACTTTCTTTGAATGGCAGA